TAAACCATCCCCGATACACCCACACGAGGACGGCTGTGCTCTGGGCTCGGGCCCGGATGGAACACGTCCAAGTCCACAGCGGGGGGGACCAGGATCGCGGGGCCATAGCGCGACAGGTCCTCCGCATAGCGCGGCGCACAGGTCAGGCGCAAGTCCACGCAAGACGCGACATGCTCCCACCGCTGCGTTTTGCCAGGCATGGCCTCATCATAGTGCGAGAACCAGGCGGCCGTCTGCGTGCCACAGGATTCATGCAGCAGATAGGGGAAGAACAGGTTGACCTCGGCCCGTTGGTCGGGGACCGCCGAGAGCGCCCAACCGTTCCCTGCCGCGATCCTCTGCGCCAGTCGGTCTAGCACCTGATTCCCTTGCCCCCCTGAGGGAGCCACAACGTGTACGTTCATGCCCTCGCCATCCCAAACCGATGCTCTATCACTGCGCCCCCATTCCAGGGCCGGCCCAAGAGCCAGACTCTTACAGGGGCCTGATACAGCGCCCTCAGCAGCGCGCCCTGATCCTGGCCGCAGTGCTTTCGCCACTCGCGGCCCCACAGGTCAAACAGCCGCTGGGTACGCTCGTTTTTGCGTACAAACCACACCCCACCCTGTAGGACTAGGGCCTCATGCCCGATGTTCTCACGGGTCTCCTCGCGCTCGGAGGGCGAGACATGCCACAACCAGTCCTCGTGCTGGTGGTCGCTCGGTGCGATCACCAGGTCCCAACCATCTTCCAGCATCCAAAAACCAACACATGGGTCCTCACGGGGGAGCGTGTCTGCGTCCAGATACATCGTGTCGGTGAATGGCGACAGCCCCAGCAGGCTCACCTTCACCGCCCGTGCCCCCCTAGCGGGGTCCTCGTCCAACGGCCCGCCCATCATCACCACGGGGAGGTCTGGAGACAGACGATTCACCGCTCCGCGGCACGTCACTGCCACAGCCTCAGCCCGCCGACCGTGCGCAATCATCACCACGCCTCGACTCATAGCCCCGCGCTCCAAGTCACGGGCAGGGCGCACACGATCGGTTTGGCCTGATACATCGCCCGCAGGAACGCCAACTGATCACAAGCGCCCTCCCTCTCGGCGATCCACCGCGCCACAAGTTCCTGCCCAGCCTGGCAGTCACGGACGAAGACCATCCGCGTATCATAATAGGGTACACGGAGGTCACGGATCACCTGCTGCGTGCGCACCCTGTCCGTATCGTCACCGAGGTGGCAGGCGAGTGTATCGTAGCTCGCGACGGGGACCGCCACTTCCCACCGCTCCAGGAGGCGCAGCCCGATGTGCACCAGAACCGTCCTGGGGACCCCAGTTGTTGATAAAATGAGCGTGCGCGGGAAGGCGATCATCGGCGGCCCATAACGAATGTGCTCCTTGACCTGCTCCATCCATCTGTTCAGGGGCAACTGAGAAACTATACCCGACCCCTCATCCAACTGGGTCAACTGCATGGCGTAGTCCTCAGCGTCGCCCTGCGCGATCCAGAGCAGCGCGAGGTGCTTTCCTATCTCGATCCAGTCGCCGCGGTGGTAAGAACGCGGCTTCCCGGAACGATCAGGGATCTGCTTGTTCGTCTTCAGCCTGATCCACATTCCCGCGCCTCACACTAGGTTAGTCCTCAACGTCGTCCAGGTTAGCCGTCGAGACCGGCTTGTGCCTGGCCTCGCCGCCCCAGATCTGCACCCCGAAGATCGCCGACGAGCCGGCGGGGGTGGCCTCGACGTTGATGTAGTCGTAGTCGGGGGTGAACTCCTCCGCCTTGATCTCCTTGACGGTGACCGTGTTGTTGTCCGTCGTGGCCGTCTTGGTAAAGTCCTTGTTTCTGGAATCAAACGCTTCCCGATCGGACGCGGACGAGGTCTTCCCCTCCTCGATGTCCACGTCCACGTCCTGGCCAAGGACCCCGGCGTGGAAGATAATCACGATGCGGTTGTACTCGGCCACGTAAACGTTGCCCGAGTCCTGCACGCTGTTGTACGACGCGGGGTTGATCCCACCCAGGTAGGCCCACGCCTCGGAAAACCGCTCAGTGTACGACATGTTTCACCTCACTCAGCATGGGGCCGGGGCGGCCCGGCCCAAGGGATTGGACTAGGGTCACGTGCTCTTCGCGCCCAGCATGACGAACGGAGAGACCGTCGCCACGCCGTCAGCCAGGTAGATGGGGGCCGAGAGCCACGGCTGCCCATCCACTCGATGTACACAGCGCCACGAGGTCTCATCGTACTGGAACCGCTCCACGTTCGTCGCGTCAATGGTCTCAGCCTGCCGATCCCCGATCAAGTAGTATGCTGGGTCAATCAGCAGGATAGACCCCGTGCTACCCGGGGCAGATAGCTTCTCGGACCAGATTACGGGGAATCCGAGCAGGCGGTTGGGCACCCCATCCGCAGCGCTGCCCCACAAGTAAGAGGCGTTACCGGATGGCCCGCTCATCGTGAGCAGGTCGGACATGTGGCGCTGGTTGATGACCCAGATGCCGTTGGCGCCGGGCAGGAAGTTCTCCAGCATGTTCACGAGATCAACGAAGATGCTGGCGGGTGCTGGCGGGCTGGCCGTCGCGGTAACGGTAATCGTCGCGCCAGCGTTGATGATGCCGAGGGGCTGACCCACCCCAGTGCCCTGGATGAAAGCGTACTCCTCGTACCATCGGATCGCCCCCGCGAATCCCATAGGGCCGCGAAGAAACGCCTCAAGTCCGATGGCCGAGTCGTCTAGCAGCTCATCGGTGCTCCGCGTGTAGCAGACCAGCTTGTGAGCCGTGAGAGCCGCCTGGCGGAAGGTCGGGTCAGACTGCGTTTTCAGTGCGCCCTCTTCTGTCCAACTAGCGACCATGCCACCGAACCAGTGAGCAGCCCCCTCGGTCGTCCCCGTCTGGTCGAGCACGGGAATCTGAATGACGCGGCGGCGCATGGGGATCACGGTCGCGCGAGCGCGAATCGGGCTGGTCATCGGGTCAATAGCGAGCAGTTCGGCACGGAACTCGGTCGGGACCAAGAAACCACCCTGAGCGCCCACGCTCTCGTTTATGGTGGTCTTCTGCGCCCAGAACGCTGTCCTCGTCTTTCCATCGGGAGGCAACTGGGGCGCGGCCGGCTCGTCCTTGTCCTTGAAGGTCATTAGGGCAGGGTGCAGCGGGCCACGGTACTTGAAGTTGGCCGACTGAGCCACAGCAATCAGGAACTCGCCGAATCGCCCGAACTTTTCGTCCGCCGTCCTCGACATGGGCAGCACGTCCGCCAGAGCCTTGGCCTCGTCAGCGGCCTTCAGTATCTCTCGTAGCGTCTGGACCTTCTGCATCGCGGACTGCGCAGCGGCCATCAGTGTCTCCACTTTGGCCTTGTCCTCGGCGGATGCATTCGGGTTGGTAATAGTCGCCTTCACCTCGGCATAGCACCTCTGCGCCTCGGCGATGAGATCACGAATCTCCATCATAACCCCCTCGCGGACTCAATGTCCGCTATATGTTGGTCAATTTCTAGTAGATCTATCTGCTGCTCGATCCAGTGAACATCAAGAGAGGGGGTGGGTGGTGTGGCTTTCGCCCCCGGCCCGGCCTCCATCGTCTCCGGCTCGGCTGGCTCGGTAACAGGCTCCTCATCAAGCAGGCCAGCGTCATCCAAGACTTCTCGCAACGCATCCAAGGCGGCTCGGACGCGCTCGGCATTTCGCTTGGCAAGGACGCGGCCACCTTTCGTTGCCAGATTCACGGCTTTATGCACCTGCTTTTCCCAAGGACATAGAAGGTTTTCATCATCAAACTCACGGCGCATCCGAGCGTAATAGCGCGCTACCCGCCGGCGAACGCCAGCCGCGTCGGCGTCAGGGATGTCCACGCCACCGCGAGAGCCCTGAAGGACTGCGGCCACTGCGAACAGCCCCCGAGGGATGGCGGTCAATTCCCCGTCAAGCACATCCGCGAAGCCTAGTTTGTAGCCCCCGAACTGCTCCCGACGCTCGGGATCCACATAGAAAAAGGCCCGGCCGTACTTGGACCAGTCCATGTCCTCGGCCCCGCCAGCCCATGCGCGAACGCAATACTCGGCGGCAGAGGCGTCCCATGAACGATCCCGTGCGGCCAGGGAGAGATCAGGATCGCCGCTCGCGGTTTTCAGCGCCGTCACCTGCGCCTCGGGGTTCGCGGGAAACGAAACCAGGCTGAT